CCCATTTGTATGTTGATAAGCTAAACGCTACCTTTTCACCGCATTTGCACAAAGGAATTTTAGAAATTCCACTTCTGTACATAGCGGCTTTTTCTCTAATGCCCCTGCCGTCTAAATTTAGAGATTCTAACTCTTCTATTGCTTTGGTATAAAAATGTGATCCATTTTTGTATTTCGAGGGATCTTGTACAAACTTGATTAGAAGTTTCCATTGTTGTCCCGTAAAAGTTTCTAGCATAGTTCCAACCTATAATTGCATGTTTGTCTTGTATTATATAGTGTTCTAGAGTAGATTTCAAACTCTAAAAAGACAGCGATCCGCAACAACCTAAATACTAATAGGAGCTTAGACTCCGATACTAGCGCAAGCTAGTTTTATACCCAGGGCAACCCCCTGGGCTTTTTCATTACTAAATACAAGTAAAGGAAATCTTATGGCTACACTTTCTTGTCCTTCAAGTGATCTTAATTTTTTGAGCCCTAATGGGTTCATTCTTAGCATTGAACGACTTCCAAAGGTAACCTTCTTCTGCCAACAAGTAAACCTACCCAGCATTAGTTTAGCTGGTTTAGAAACTCCAACACCCCTATCTGTTATCAAGATCCCATCAGAGAGACTTGAGTTTAGTGACTTACAGTTGCAGTTTGCTATTGATGGGCAGATGAACAACTGGGTTGAAGTTTACAATTGGATGAAGGGACTGGGATTTCCTGAGACTTCCACTCAATACACAACCGAGAACATGTTGAGAGGTTTTTCAGAATCATCGGAACTTGCAAACAACTATTCCGACGCAAGGCTAATTGTTCTTGGTCCAAATAACACACCCGTAAGAACCTTCTCATTTGTTGATTGTTATCCCACTCAACTTGGTGGTGTGGAATTTAGCTCAACTAACACCGATGTGCCATACGCAACAGCAAGTCTAACTTTAGAGTATTCTTATTTCAAACTTGACTTAACCTAGTTGTCTGTTACAATACAATTTTTAGTCGTATTGTAACTATGAACATAGAACAAATCAATGAGCTATGGGCTGCTGATTGCGGCATTGATCGAAACAAGCTAACAGAGGAAACACTACGCTCTGCTAACTTGCATCAGAAGTACCTTGAACTGCTAATGCAATGCAAGAGTAAATTGCTAAAATTGTCCTCTGACTACCTTGAACTAAAAGAGCTCAAGACAAGGTACTACAATGGTGAGCTTACACAAGAAGAGCTACAAGAGAACAATCTAAAACAGTACCAGGGTCTAAAGCCACTAAAGAGCACCATGGGCGAAAAACTAGATGGCGACTCGGACATCATAAAGATCAAGCTAAAGATTCAGTACATGGAGAACATGCAGTATCAGCTAGAGTCTATTCTTCAGCAGATAAAAGGCAGAGATTGGTCTATCAGGAATTTTATAGAGTATAGTAAGTTTTTATCGGGCAGTTAAGATTTGCGTAATGACAAGTGAGATGTTCCTTGTGCACCTAGGACCCACCCATTAGAAAGAAATGTTTGAAGTTCATTGGCAGGGACCTTTTTTCGTTCTAGTGGATTATCTTTTTTAGATATTAGTTTAAGACCTATGTTTGCTTTGCGGATGTTTTCTTTATGAGAGTTTGACTGCTTTATACCTGATCTTGACTTTGACATTTTTTCTTTAGTTACATCAGAAACAATTCTATTCTTTTGGTATTCACTAATTTTCCTCCTGTGCTCTTCGGTAAACTTAACACCCAATTTTGCTTTTGAAATTTTTTCACCTGCAATTTTACCAGGACCTTCTCTCCATTCTTTAGAAGATTTTGTTTCTGATATGTGTTGCCCAACATTAGTAGCACCTGAGCCATAACCATCAATAATGTTCCGTAAAATTCCACCAGAGTGTTTGCAACCCCACCATCTCAAATAAAATCTCTCTAAGGCTAACGCACCAACTTCCGATAAGTTAGTTTCTAAAAAAATTATATAGTTTCTGTTATTGGGTACAGGTACACTATGTTTTCTATATGCACGGTTACCTTTTCCTTTTCCAATGTAATATGGTGTTCCGGCTTTTGCAGTTGCTGTATCTTTTGATCGTATATAAGCATATACATAATAAATAAATGAGCTGGTCATAAAGACTCCTTTTAGTGGTGTTGACTAGAGAGCCTGGGGATTGCAGTCCCGCGAGGTTCATTTCTATTTATAAAATACTAGTTTTCAAAATTCGTGGCAGGAACGTAGACTAAATACCCAGAGTGTAAAAATTCTGGGTATTTTCATGAGTCTAGTGATCTCCAAGCTGAACGAAGCAACATTACAAGTAACATCAGATGACTTTGGCATAGAGCAGGAACTGTGCGACTTCTTCACCTTTCCCGTTCCTGGGCATCAGTTTATGCCAACATTCAAGGCAAAAATCTGGGATGGAAAAGCCAAACTTTTTGACATACACCGAAAGACTTTGCCTGTTGGGTTGCTTGAGTACGTACAGAAGTTTGCAAAGGACAACGGTTACGAGTGCAAATCGTCTTTTGAAGAAGTACATTCTGACTCGAAAGTGTCTTTAGAAGAAGTACGACATTTCATTGATTGCCTCAATATACACACTAAGGGCAAGAAGATTGAGCTGCGGGACTACCAAGTAGACGCAATACACAGAGCAATTAACAAAGAGCGCATGTTGGCTTTATCCCCAACTAGCTCGGGCAAGTCCGCGATCATTTATGTCTTTGTTCGTTGGCATCTCGAATTTGGCAGACGCATTGTACTCATGGTACCAACAACATCATTGGTATCACAGATGTTCAGTGACTTTGAAGATTACGCATCAGAAGATGATTGGGATGCAGACGAGTTTTGTCATCAATTGTACTCGGGTAAAGATAAAGAAACAGACAAACCTGTTCTCATAACAACCTGGCAGTCAATCCATTCCATGACAAAGAACAAGAAGGCGTTGGACTTCTACAAAGAGTGGGATGTGTACATTGGTGACGAAGCGCATAGGTTTGCGTCAAACTCGTTGCAACAAATCTCCTCCAAGCTCATTCGAGCACGATATCGTCTGGGTACTACAGGTACAATACAAGATGCTAAGGTGTCTAAGTTATCACTAGAGGGATCCTTTGGTCCCGTGTATCGGGTGATAACAACAAAGGAGTTGATGGATGCTAATCAGGTAGTAAAACTAAACATCAAGTGCCTACTACTAGATTATGACGAGGAGACAAGAAAACTTCTAAAGGGTGCTGAATATCAGAAAGAGATTGACTACATTGTTTCAAACGAAAAGAGAAACAGATTTATAGTCAAACTTGCAAAGGCTTCCAAAGGTAACACTCTTATACTGTTTCAGTTCGTGGAGAAGCAAGGCAAGCCTTTATATGACATAGCAAAAGAACTTTGTGGTGAAAGACCTTTGTTCTACATATCAGGCGAGGTAACCACAGAGGAAAGAGAACGTATTCGTAAGGTACTAGATACACATGATGACGCAATTGTTATCTGTTCTTATGGAACAACATCAACTGGAATCAACATTCCCAGCATTGAGAACATAATTTTTGCTAGTCCAACAAAGAGTAAGATACGGAATCTACAATCTATTGGTAGAGGATTGCGTCTTAAGGAAGGTAAAGAGTCTTGCAAACTGTATGATATAGCAGACAACTTTTCTATAAAGTCAAAGTTGAACCATACAATGAAGCACCTTAAGGAACGTATCGAGACGTATCAAGCCGAACAGTTCACATTCGATATCAAAACAATTAAGTTTTAGTATCATCATCCAGGTACACGGTGATTATAGGACAGCGGCGAAAGCCTGTCAATCTTTTGGTCTATCTTTGACTATCTGTTATATGGTGTTATACTGTGCTAAAGGAGCTTACTATGGCAAATTATGTTGACAACAAACAATTCTTACAAGCAATCATTGATTACAAGGAAAAGCTAAAAACAAATCCTGATGCTCGTGTGCCTGAGTACATTGGAAAGTGCATTCTCGACATTGCAACGAGGTTTGCATCACGACCAAATTTCTATGGTTACTCATACAAAGAAGAGCTTGTTAGTGATGGCATTGAAAATTGCTTACAGTACCTCACAAACTTTGATCCAGCAAAGAGTAGCAATCCCTTTGCATACTACACACAGATCTGCTACTTTGCTTTCATTCGACGTATTCAACGAGAGAAGCGCCAGAGCTACATCAAGCATCGTTTGATTCAAGATATGCCCTTCGAGGCATTTGAGCAGCAAGAATTTGATGACGCGGAGCTCTCACAAAACTTCATGAGCTTTGTCCAGACAAACAACTCCTTTGACCATGAGGCATTTGAGAAGAAGTTAGAAAAGAAGCCCAAGAAGGCAAAGACTACTTCATTGGAAAAGCTAATGGAGGATCAGTAATGGCAAAGATTGCAATAATTACCGACACCCATTGCGGGGCTAGGGATGGTAGACACATCTTCCATGACTTCTTTGAAAAGTTCTATACCAACACATTCTTTCCTACTCTAAAGAAATACAAGGTAGATACAGTTCTCCATCTGGGTGATTTGTTTGATCGAAGAAAGTACATTGACTACTTCTCTCTCAAAAGAAGCAAGGAATACTTCTTCGAGCCAATGCGGGACTACAAGATGCATGTTCTTGTTGGCAATCACGATATCGCTCTTCGTAATTCCTTGGATATAAATTCTCCCGAGTTGCTTCTCGCGGAGTACAATAACATCCTCCCAATCTCGGATCCCGAGGTTATTGATGTTCATGGTGTATCTTTTCTAATGCTACCCTGGATTTGCTCAGACAACTATGCAAAGTCTATGGATTTTCTAAAGACCGCTAAAGC